AAATAAAGAATATCATATTAAGCAACAAAAAGAATATCGAATAGTCAATAAAGAGATAATTCTTGAGAAAGCTAAAGTTTTTCGTGAAACAAATCATGAGCTAATTCGTGAACAACAAAAAAAACATTATGAAGCAAATAAAGAAAAAATTTCTGAAAAAAAAAAAATATATCGTGAAAATAACAAAGTAGAACTTAATGTAAAAGATAAAATAAAATATGAAGCAAATCGTGAGAAAATTCTTGAGAAAGCAAAAGAAAAAATTACTTGTGAATGTGGTGTAATTTGTCGTAAAGTAGATATTTCAAAACATAATAAAACTAAAAATCATATATTATTTATTACAAAAACATCAATTTAATATATTTTTATATATTACATGAAAGTAACATATAAAATAAGAATATTTTGTTGGAGATTTATCATTATCTATCACGCCTAATTCGATTATAATTTAATTGAAACCTATCTTGATAATATTGAAAGTTTGCTATTTTAAATAAATATGTTCCTAAAGCAATAAATACTTCTCTCAAATTCATCATATATATATGTTAAATATTAACACATTTTGCAACTAATTCATCATAAGATCCTCCTAATTCTTTCTTTTTATCTACTAAAAACTGCCCAAAATCTTCCGGAGAATAGCCCATCAAACACATCATCGTAATAGCCAATACGCAATATCTACCACACACTTGTGATTTATCACCTTGGTATTTAACCTTATTATAATCACATTTTTCACCATCGAGTAGACGATTAAATTCACGCTTATCTTCGAATAATATACGACGAATGCACATTGGTATTACACTAATGTCTGCATCGTACTTCTTTCCATAACTATTAAAATAATAATATCCATCTTTTAATTTTAGACAGCAAGTCCAATGCCCTGAATTCATTTCTTCTTCCAAAAGACAAATAAAAAAGTCATTTACATTGGGTATAATATCACTCATGTTATTGTATTGCTTAAGCTCACTAAATTTAATAATTTTTGTGTTTGGTCCAAGGCAACTACGTACCATACTATCTGATAGTGGCGTCATTATTGCCATTACATTTTTTTTAACCTTATTCATTATATATATTATTATATTATATATAATGGAATGGGACGACGATTTAGTCGAGTTCTTACAACTATTACGCAAAAAATCAGTTTATCTCTCTAATCAACATAGTATTTCATTTTTTTATTATAATAAATTATCCACTATGTTCTCTGTACCATCTATAATATTAAGTATATTTAATTCTTTTATTAGCGTAGGGGTAAGCGAATTTGTAGAACAACAAAATGTTTCATTAATTAGTAGCTCAATAAGCATGTTATTAGCAATATTGGGTTCTGTGTCTCTCTATCTAAATTTAAATAATCTAAAAATAGAAGAATTAGAATTAAGCAAATCATATCATCATTTAGCATTACAAATAAGCAAGACTTTATATATTCCTGTAAATCTACGAAAAATAGAACAATTAGATTTCCTTAATGCGTGTTATGATAAATATGTCGCTTTATTACAGGAATCTTCGCTAATACGAGCAGACGAACAAAATGAAAACGCAATTGCTAAATATAGTCCTAAAAATATTATAATATCAAATTAAGGGGTAAAAAGACGGACAGCATCAATACGAGACAACCCATGCGCAAAATCAGGAGCGAAACCTGCGACAGGGTTTAAATAATTACAACGCAATTTCAATGATGTAGCAACAGGAATTACAACAACAGCACTACCAGTTAGTACTACGGTAGAAACAACAGCAGTAGCAGATGTTTGAGCGAAAACACTACTTACCAATAAAACATTTGCGGTATTCGTGCAGTTAACCGTTAGATTTTGTAATCCCACCGGGGCGGCGACAGCCGGTATCTCTAATGTAGCACTAATAGATACACTATAAACACCCGGCGACAAAGCCAATTGAATTTCATTCACACCGCCAGCATCTCGACAAAGAAATACATTTGCTTGATTAGCGGCATTAACAGCAATAATAACATCAGCAGGATTAACGTCAACTAACGAAAATGTAGAAACAGAGTTCAAGGTAGGGCCAAAATTAGCGTAGGACATATAGTATATCAAAAGATAATAATTTTTTGAAACAACTTTTTTAAGCAATTCTCGTTAAATTGTAAAATACATTATTATAAGTTGATGTCGTGCTACACTGACCTATAAGATTATAAGTAACCGCAACCGCTCCTGAAACTTGGGTTGTGGTAGTAAATCGTCCATTCATGGTAAATGCTCCTGAATTCGTTTGTTGAATTCCATTTGTAAAACCAGCAGTAGTAGATAATCCAAAATTACAGATAGGCCCAGTAGTGCTTGTAAGGTTGATTTCCACCAACCAACAACCAGGCGAAATTGAAAGTGTGGCGAAACTTGCTATTGCACTCGTAATTGAAAATGATCCTGCGATTGCGGTATATCCAGTCCTATATCCAATTTGAGATGATGTTGGGGCGGTTGTATTAGCGGAAAGAGTTACAAAAGAATTTACGCCATAAGTAATACCGCTTAATACTCTATTATTTAAATTAATTGCTGTTGCATTTGCTCCACCAATACTAAATGTTCCTGCTGTTGCTCTATCTATACCTCCTGTTTGAAAATTTCCTGCAACAGCAGTATTTATTCCTGCTCTTCCAAGATTAAGTGATGTTGCGGTTGTAGTTCCAATATTCAGAGCGACGGCGGTTTCAGTAGTCAATGATGGGGCGGTAATTCCTAATGTGAATTTATTTGTTCCTGTAAATGTATTGTTGCTTGAAAGCAAAGTAGTTCCTGCGTTAAGTGTGGATTGAACGAACGAATAATAAGCATTTTGAAAATAAGTATTAACTAATAATGGTGTTCCATCTTTATGAAGATATATTTTAATTACAATTTTATCCGTTAAGGCAAGAGTATAAGGTGCAGTAAGCGTTCCGTTAATTCCAAATGCGGTCGGTGTAGTAGTTGCGTTTACATCAGTAGAATTTCCACTTGTAAATATGAGCGTTTCAATTGCACCGGTTAATTGGTAGACTTCAAAGAAATAAGTTAAAACTCCACCAATAGCGGCAACTTCACTAAATACAAGAACATTCCAAATTCCTGATGGTATAGAGGTAATACCCAAAGCAGAACTCACAAATGAGGCGACAAGTTGATTTGTTGTATCTGTTGTGATAGGGACGACTTGTTGGGCGGCGGCAACAACGGATTGCCCTAAAGATCTATATATTCCATCTACTACTGAATAATTTAAGAAGAAATTGAAACCACCGCTGTACTGACCTACGAGACTATCAACATAACCTTTATTTGCTAAATCATTACCATTAACAGGGTCAGGGGCATGAGGGGCATTATTAAAGTCTACTTGTCCGTTTATATCTAATTCCGTTCCTGTATTAATAATTTCAGTAAGGTAACCACTCTTTTCAAATTTTACTCTATCCTTTAAGAGTTGTCCATAATCTACCCCAAAGGGTTGGGCTGATGCTACAAATCCGTCCGTTTGATGAGTTGCTGTATTAAAAACTGCATCACTTACTATTTGCGTATCATATCTCATCACATTTGTGATTGTAGAGGGCGGGGCGTTTATTGTGAGTATTGCTGCTGCTGTATCTCCTGTATCTAAAACTTGCTGTAATGTTGGCGTGTATGCACCGCCACTTAACAGATTATTCAATGTATTTAATTTTTGGTTCATAAGTCCGTATCCATATGCCCTACTCATAATATATATATAATTATATTATTAATTTATAATATTGTTATAATTATATGGTAAAATTAATTAAACCTTTATTTTATGAAGATATTGATGAGTTAATTGGCGGTCTTTTAAAGAAAAAGAAAAAGAAAAAGAAAATAACTTATGCCGCAAGTCAATATTCTACATTAAAAAAAATAAGTCCAAAACCAGCAAAAAACCCCAAATTTCGTGATATTTCCCCTTATGCTCCTCCTGCTGTTCCTGCCTACTTTCCACTTGTTCCAGCCGGTCTAAAAGCAAAAGCGAGGAAACCTGATGCAGGAAGGCGACGAACACATGCGGAACAATTAGCAGATTTAGGACGAGATACAGAATTAAAAACATTAAAAGGATTAACCAAATTTCAACAAGGAATTCGTAGATTATTAGAAGGCAAACCCACAGCAGAAAGAAAAAAAATTATAGCAGAAGAAGAACGACGATTAAAAGAAGAACCAATAACAGAAAAATTAACAAGTGTCTCATCTAAATCAAGACGAAAACAAATTGAACAAGCAAGAAAGGAAGGAAAATTAAGACCACTCCCACCAAGAGCAGCAGAAGAAAAAGAAGGTGAATACGAAGACCCACCAATGTTATTTCCACCTGTCCCACCAAAATTACCAAGTGAATTAGCACTTTTAGAATCAGTAAAAAAACGTGGTCGTCCACCTAAATCACCAGCACAAAAAGCAGAAGCGGCAGCAGTAAAAAAAGAAGCGGCAGCAGTAAAAAAATCAGAAATAGCAGCAGCCAAAAGAGAAGAAGGATTAAAAAAAAGTAAATCAGGATCCCTTGACGCTATTTTTGGAAAACTTGCACCCAAAGTATCACCAAAAGCAGCGAAAGTATCACCAAAAGCAGAAACATTAGGCGAACTACCGACCGGATTTGGTAAATTTAAGAACCAAAAACGAAGGAAATATTAATAATAATAACGATATAAAACGATAGTATAAAATATATCAAATGGACTACGCAAACGGAAAGATATATAAAATTACTGGGGGAGGGCTTACTTACTATGGGTCGACAATACAATTGTTGAGTAAGCGAATGTATACGCATAGAACTAAATTAACTTGTTCTAGTAGAATTATTATGGAAACTGGCGAAGCAGTCATCGTATTAGTTGAATTATGTCCATGTAAATCAAAAGAAGAATTATTTAGTCGTGAAAGATGGTTTATTGAAAATAATGAATGTGTTAATAAGAATATACCAACACGAACAAGTAAAGAATATTATATTGCGAATAAAGATAAAAATAAGCAATATCGTATTGATAATGCTGATAAAATTAAGCAATATCGTATTGATAATGATGATAAAATTAAGCAATATCGTATTGATAATGCTGATAAAAAAAAACAATATCGTATTAATAATGCTGATAAAATTAAGCAATATCGTATTGATAATGCTGATAAAAAGAAAGAATTAGATAAACTTTATCGTATTAATAATGCTAATAAAATTAAGCAATATCGTATTGATAAAAAAAAACAAAAAAATAAATAATAATATTAATGAAAACATTAATTTAGACTTATGAAATCATTTATTCACTTTCTATAATCCTATCTTTATAAACTTTTTAAGAAATATATATTTTACTTTCTACTTTTTATTTATAGAATAGGAATATAGAAAATGAATAAATGATTTCATAAGTATAATTAAATGATTTCATAATGTTTTAAA